CCATCTTGGTGATCTGCGAGGCAAAGGTCATGGCCGACTTGTGACCCGCCACAATCACCCGACGCCGCGCCGCATTGGTCGTAGCGGCAATCGAGGTCTCGGCGCCCGTGCCAGAAGTCCAGACCACCGCGCTGGCGGCGGCGAACGGCAGCTGGTTGGTCACGTAGGTCGTGAAGCGGTCCATCATGCCGATCTTGCCATTGCGCACCATCGAGGACGAGTCCCCCATGAACTGGGCCTGTGCCAGGTTGGTGTTCATCAGCAGCGTGCGTGTTGCCGGGTCGATCAGCAAGAAACGGTCACTCTCCGGCACATTCTGCTCATCCAGCACCGAGGCCAGCTGCAAAATCTTGGTCAGCACGTTGGCCGCGTCACCGGCGGTGGCGTTGATGGCAATCGGGGAAGCGGCGGTACCCAAGTTGTAGGAGCCAGACTTTGCGCCAGCGCTTGCGCCCTGGTTGGCAGCGGCCGCACTGAAGATCGTGTTGTACAGCACGTTGGAGTCGATGGAAATCTTCATCTGCTCGCCGGCGTCAGCCGTGAACATGTCCAGCAAGTTGGGCTTGGCCTGGTACTCCAGCACATCATTGATCTGGAAGGCAAACGACTTGCCCTTGTCGATGTTCATCTCCAGCACATCTGGCGTGGGGACCTGGTAGGTCAGCGTGCCGCCGGCCGTGTAGTCCGACACGGTGATGGTGGGCGCCGTGTGGATGATCACCTTGTCGCCCATGCCGCTGATCTCGCCCTGCCAGTTGGTGTTGGCAATTTCAGCAAACACGGTGGCGGCGTAGAACTTGGCGTTCAGTTTGGCAGACCAAACCGAGGGGATAAAGTTGCCCGATGCCGGGGGGTTGGTGGCAAACGAGCCAGTGACGGGGAAAATAGCGCTGGTATTACGAGTTACTGCCATGATCGGCTCCTAATCGCACCAGCTGGGGGGTTAACGAACCCGACCGTCAGCCAGTGCAGTGTTGATGACCTGCTCGATCCGCGCCGCCTCCGCTTCATTCCCCCGGTACCGTCCCTGCCGCAATTCTTGGTAGAACTGCGTGATCTGCGCCTGTGTCACCACGGGCAGCTCGGTTGGTGTGGGGGCCGCAGTGGCGGCACCTCTCGGACTCACTTGTTTGTCCAAGGGGTCGACCGTCGGCACGGCTTTGGCAGGTCCGGTGTAGGCTCTGAACACTGCGGCGGTGCGCTCCACATTGAGCTGTTCGCGCGCCACGTTCAGGGCGTTTTGACGCGGTACACCGTAGACGGGGTCCTCCTGCGACAACCAGGCCAAAAAGCCCTGATCGGCATTCACAGCAGTCCAATCCGGCACCAGCTTGGTCAAGCGGTCGAAGAACGTCTCCTCCACTGAGGCGGCGACCGTCTGGCGGGTGCCAGTCAGGGCCTGCGACAGGGCATCGACTTTCTGCTCCAGCTCGGCGGCTTTTGCATCAAACGCCTGGGCGGCTCGGCCTAAGTAAGCCTGCGCCACCCGCTGCACCATCTCCACCAAGTCGGCGCCAAATGCGTCCACGTCCTTGGAATCCGCCTGTCGAGGCTCCAGCGCTTGCTCCTTCTCGGCGCTTGCCCGGTTCAGCCGTTCAATGGCTGTGGTCAAGCTGCCTTCGAGTTCCTTCACACGCCCCTGCAGCTCTGGCACTTGCTTGTTAAAGAGGCCCTGGAGTGTTTTGTACCGGGCCTCCCAAGCATCGTGCTGGGGCGGGGGCGCAGGCGTCTGCGCGGGAGCCGCAACAAGCGGCTCGGCTGTCGCAACAGGTTCGACGGCGCTGGGCTGTTGGGCCATCTGGGACAACTCAGCGGAGGGTGCTGCGGGTGCAGCGTTGACCTCGGCCAGGGTGGCTTCAGCGGCGGCCAGGGCGGCCTGAACTTGTTGTGGCAATGCCATATCTCACACTCCTGTGCCCGTGGGCTTGTCAGGTTACACACCACCAGTGCGCGAACGCACCAGCAAAAAATCACGCCCGCTTGTTGACAGCGGCAGGGGCCTGCTCCAGCAACTTCAACATCGTTTGCCATGCGCCCGCGCGCCCTTGCGCGCGTCGCAACTGGTCGATGTCCAGCGCTTGCATCAGTACCCCGGTGTCTTCAGCCAGTCGTTCGTTCAGCCAATCACGCAATTTCGCTTGACGGGCCAGGTAATCGAACAGCTCCAGCTCTTGAAGTTTCACCATTGGCGGGTTTATACCTTATTACTTACGTGTAAGCAAGTTATTTCAATCCGCAGGCCTGGTATCCACAAAAATAGGCGTGCGATCGCCCATCCAAGCGCCGATCGTGTTGAATTCAAAGAACTCCTCCGCGTCCTCGCGCGGCATGTCCCGGGCCAAGATGTCGATACACCGGGTTCGGTCGTAGCAGACCACCGGGTTCATCCCAAACCGCTCGGCAATGCCCAGGATCGCGGCATCAAACGTGGCAGGTTCGAGGAAGACGGCCTCCTCCAGCATGCCGCTGATGTGCGCGCGGGTGGTCATCGGTGCGACTATTTGGCCTTGGCCTTGGCCATGCACTTACCCATGGCGCTGCACTTGCCAGCACTGGGGCACGCCGCACAGGGCTTGAAGGCAGGCCCGCCTTTTTTGAAGGCTGCCGACTTGGCTGCGGGTTTTTTGTCTTTCATCGTGCCGTACATACGCATACTCCTTACTGAGGTTGAGGCGAAAAATCGTCCGTCATCGGGGCGCCATTGGCCAGGGTCTGGCCAGACTGAGGCCCGGCCAATGCCGGGGCTTGCCCGCTCCCTGGTGGTGCCTGCGGCGCCTGGGCGGCCATCATCTGGGCCTGCTGCGCCTGAATCTGCTTGAGCTTCATGGCTGAGAGCGAGGGCACCACCTTGTCGGTGTCCATGTTGAGCCCCTTGGCGGTCTCGCGCAGCACTGCCGCCCGGCCCTCGATGCCCACAATCTGAGCATCCAGCGGGTTGGCCGTCATCTGCAAGAACTGCAGCCGGGCTTGGCCCGCGGCCTCCTTCACGGTCAGGCTCAAGGCACCGCGCGGCACAATCTGCAGGTCCCCCTGAAAATCCGCCAAGGGGTCGTACTGCATCTTCCAGTCAAACAGCCGGCGCAGCACCTTGCTGGTGACCCGGATGTCCAGGCTTGACACCAGCGAGCGGATCACCTTGCTGGCGTTGCCCACCATCATGCTCAAGCCCGAGGCGGTGCGGCCGGCGCCCGGCGTCCCCTCGGTGCCGGTCATGTAGCGCGGAATCCCGCTGTACTCATCGGCCATCAGGCTGAACTTCTCGTACACCCCCATCAGCTCGGAGGCGTTCGAGCTTGGCTGAAAGAACGAGATCGGCGGTGCGGTCGAACCCATCGGGTCGCTGGTGAACTGCCACAGCTTCCAGGGGTACATCTCGGTCAGCTCCTCGCCAGTCGGCAGCCGGTCGATGTTGACCGCCACCTGCGGCCCCGAGCTGATCCCCAGGTTGTTGGCCAGCGCCCGCGCCGCGCCGTTGCACATGCCCTGGCAATCCTGCACCAGGTCGTACAGGCTGTTGTGCCAAAAGGCGCCCGGAATCCGGCTGTAGCCGTCGGCGTAGTAAGGTCTGCGGCTCAGGGGGTCCGGGTTGATGATGGCCTTGATCACATGCTTGCCGATCAGCCAGGCCTCCACCTCATACTCCTTGGCCTCGTCCTGCACGTCTTTGGCCCCCCACTCGCGCAGCATCTTGCCGCTGACACTGCCCCAATACTGCAGCGCATCAATCAAGTCGCTGGTGTTGCTCGACACCGCGCTGGAACGACCCTCGGCGTGCTCTTTGCCGTCGTCGATCATCAGCCACTGATGCAGCCCGCCGGTGCCGTGCTCATCCAACACCGCCCGGATCGCGTCTTCGTTGTAGCCATCCACGCCAATCATGGCGCTCAGGTCACCCCGGCTCAGGCGGTGCCGCTCAATCAGGTAAGCGTCATCCACGCTCTTGGCCCAGGGCGCCGGGTACATCATGAACGGGTCCACCCGCTCCCACTGCAGTGTTTTCGTGGTCTTCACCACCGCTTTGGAGGTACCGTTGATCTGGGGCTGCCAGGTCAGTTTGGGCAGGTTGCGCACCACCGGCCCCTTGAGAAACGCCGTCTTGAACACCGTCAGGTCATCCAAAAAGTCGTTCAAGGCTTCCATGTAGTCGCCTTCGACCAGGCAGTCCTCCAGCAACACCTCGGCCCGCTCGGCTTCCCGCCGCGCCACCGTACTGATCTGGTCTTCCATCCGGTCGCGCGCGTCCGCCATCAGCTGGCGCATGTCCTCCACGCTCATCGGCACGCCGCTCAGCTCGGCCTGGGTCGCCAGCTCCTGCACCGCCTGCACAATCTGCGTCACCTGCTCGGGGGGCAGGTCAGGTTTCGGGCTGGCCGACACCGTCCAGGGCTTGTCTGTGCCGCCACCGATCATCACATCGGTCAGCAGCGCCTTGGCCTGGCGCGCCTTGGTGGCGAACAGCATCATGTAAATCTGGCTGCCGCCCTGCTCTTTGAGCTTGGACTCCATCTCAGGCGAGTAGCGCCCACCACGCGCCCGCACGGCCTCCAGCATCTCCTGCTCCACCAGCAACTTGGCGGTTTTCGCCTGCTCCCAGTGGCCGTGGATGTGGCTGGCCAGCTGCTGCACGATCGGCTGGTTGGCTGCCGCGCTGGCGCGCTTGACTGCGGCCGCAGTCGCATCCTCCGCCAACAGGGTCGACAGAGGTTTGGCCGACATCACGCCACCAAAATTGAGCTGTTTGGGGGTTGGTGTCGTTGGGAAACCTGCGGCGGCGCCGAAGGCAGGCGCTTGACCCAGCGCCGGGGGAACTTGGAGTCCGAGTGCTTGCATGGCAGCCCTGTCAGAGTTAATGTCGCTACGCGACATAATAACACGCTTACCCGTAAGCACAAATTACGGGCAAACTACACGTACGCGTAAGCGCGCTGCTTGATTTCCTTGCGGGCGGTGCCATGCCGGGTGCCAAAGGTCGCGCCGTTGTCGGCGTGCAAACAGACGTACTGCAGCGAGTCCGCCAAATCCGACCAGGGGTGGCTCTTGTCCGGGGTCTCGTCCTTCTCCCCTTTGGCGTTGATCTTGTAGCGGTACTTGCTGCGCAGCGCCAGGATCAACTGCGAGCAGCCCTCCTTGTCAAACAGGATCGACGGCTTGCCGTCCACCGTGCGCGTCAGGAAACTCTCCACCGCCGCCAACCGCGCCGTGATGGTGTTGGTCTTGGCCGGAATCACCCGGAAACCCTCGGCCTTGAAGATGTCGGCCACGGTGCGCTCGTCGGTCTGCGCCCGCTGGAACGCCGCCGGGTCGATCACCACCACCGACGGCTTGCCCGGGTACTTGGTCGCCAGCAGCGGTTTGAGCAATTCCCGCACGAAGCGCAGCGCCCCCATGCTGTCGCCAGTGATCGCATCGTGCACCAGCAACCGGCCCTGATAGTCCAGCTGGCTGATCGTCGCCGTCGGCGTCAACCCGGCGTCCACCCCAATCACCAGCGCCGTGTTCTGCAGCAGCAGCGGGGTTTTGGCCACATGCGTCTCGGTGTTGAAGCTGCCAAACACCGGCTTGCCGGCCAGGCTCTTGCCGAACTTGGCGTGGATGTACACGTCAATCCAGTCCGCGTTCTTGCCCTCGGCCAGGTCATCGTAATAATTGGTCGGCAGGTACTTCAGCCAGTCGGCTTCCTGGCTCAAACCACTGGGCTGGAAAAAGGTGGCCACGTTGCTCGGCGGGTCGGTCAGCAGCGTCTCCCAGAACGTGTCCATGTCGGGCGGGTTGGTCATGCCCCACAGCAGTTTGTTCGGGGTGCCGTCGTCCTTCACGCAGCCGCCGATCGGGTAGCCCTTCTCGTCGTTGCCCCACTCCGGGCGCGGCGGCACCAGCATCTTGTCCGGGTAGCGGCCCAGGCGGCCCTGCATCGCCTCGAAAATCTGCTGGTTGATCTCCCGGAACTCGTCCAGGATGGCAAAACTCGCCTGCAGGGACAGTAGCCTCCGGATGTCGTTGGCGTCATCCAACCCGCGGAACAACACCTCGCACTCCACATCGTCAAACTTCAGCGTGAACTTCATGTCTGACTTGGCCAAGCTGCCGGCCTGGCCATCGGGGAACCACTTGAGGAAGTCTGGGATGCTGGTGTCCTGCAGCATCTGCCGCGTGTTCCGTACCCACACGGCCCGGCTGCGCCGGATACCATCGGTGCAGGCCGCCATCTGCTTGGCGTGGTAGGCGATCTTCATGATCCCGGCACTGGTCTTGGTGCTGCCCACCGGCCCGACGATGAGCGAGATGAACTTCTCCGAGGACATGAACTCCTCGACCGAAGGCGGCATATTGAACTCAATGCTCATCGGCCAGCACCTCGCGCGCCACGGCGTCCACGGCGTCCAGGGTCGTTATGTTGGACGCTACGCTATTCGGTGGTGGGGTTTTATTACTGAACACGATGTTGACACTGAATGGCACACTTGCTGACCCGTTAGCAACCGCCGCCCGAGGAAAGAGATCGGCCACTTTCATCGTCAGCTCCGCGATCTGAATCTTCTGGCCCATCGGCAGGTTGGGGTTGCCGGCCGCCCGGTGCAGCGAGTCCAGCTGCACCAGCGCCATCTTCTTGGCAATGTCGGTCAACACGCGCTGGTCGCGCCCAACTGCCTCCAGCATGGCTGGAGACACACTCATCTGCCGACTGACGGCGGGGTTATTAGTGTCCATATCGCCTGAGTATTACACAAGCGGGTTCGGGAAGATAGTCCTGTACGCCTCCAGCTGCCGCCGTAATAAGTTCACCGCATGCTGCTGCGGCTCGGTCAGGCGGGGGCTTTGGGCCTGCAGTAATAAAGAGGCCGCGGAAAAGGTCAGGGGGTCCTTGGTCACGGCGTAGAGGTGCAGGCCATTTTCAGCCAAGGACTTTATTTCCGGGATACGCATTGCAGTGGGGTGCCGTCTACGGTTGTTTTTGTTGTTCTTATGGA